GAGGCGTGCCGCTTGCCGAACCGCTCGAGGTAGTCGCGGGTGAATTTCTCCATGGCCGGCGACAGATCGTCCTTCGCCTCCTGGTTGAGCTCGTCGGCGACCGTGCCCTCGAGGAGCTGCGCGAACCCGAGCAGAACCGTCTTCATCTTCTCGGCCGACCATGCGTCGTGCGTCGAGTAGAACTCGTCGATCGCGGCCCGCAGGCTGGTCAGATCGCGGCGGTTCCGGCCATCGCTGCCCGTCAGCTTCTTCAGCTCCTTCTCGATGGCGCCGATCTCGCGCTTCAGGATGAGCGCGGCCCGGTCCTCGATGAGCGGGCGCTGCGCCGCGCGGATGCGGCGCCGGAGCTTCAGGAACTTCGACGACCGCTGCTCGGGAGCCGGCTGGACGACCCGCGAGGATAAAGGCGCTGGAACCGCAGGAAGGGTCGTGCGCGTTGGTGCTGGCGTTGGTAATGCACTGGCGTTGACCTGGGCGGCGTCCTGCATGTTGAACGGCACGAGGTAGATGTCGCCCTGGTCCCCGATGTCGGTCTGGTCCTCGAGCTCGCGGACGTCGTTGGCGCTCAGCCATCCCCACTGCCGCCCGGTCGAGTAGAACTGCCCGCGCGCCGCCGTGTCCCCGCGCAGCAGTCCCTGCAGGTAGAACGCGATGAAGAACTCCTCCTGCTCGGCCGGCGTCAGCAGCTTCCGGGTCAGCTCCTGTTCCCAGCAGATCGCCCACGGCTGGATGGTGTCGATGACGTGGCTCAGGCTGCTGTGCTCAAAGTTGGCGTAGGTTGCTGGCCACTCCCCGAACACCTTGTGCGGGTTGACGCCGAAGTAGCGGCAGATCTCGAGGATCTGCAGCTTCTTGCTCTCGACCCACTGGCCGTCGTCGGGCTTGATGCCGATCTCTTTGTATTCCCAGCCCTTCGGAAAGATCGCCGGGCGGTGCCAGTTGTCGACCCCGCCGACCGACGAGTCCCATCCGGCGGCGACGTTCTTCCTGGTCTCGTCGTCGAGCTTCGGCCTGTCGGTCTGGATGACGCCCGGCACGCGGCCGCCGCGGCTGAAGACGTTCGCACCGTACTTCTGCAGCGACAACCCGAGGCCGATCCCCTCGCGCGCGGCCTGCAGGACCGACAGGCCCTTCACCCCGTCGAAGCCCATGCCCGGGATGTGCAGGATCTCCTCGGAGCCCCACGCCTGGCGGCGTCCGTCGACGGTGACCTGGTAGACCACCGACCCGTCGGGCTTCGGATCGACCTCGACGCGCGTGGCCGGGATCGGCCACAGATCGCGGATGCGGCCGCCGCGGTCGCGCCGGATGCCGGCGTAGCCGTTGCCCTGCAGGACCACGTTCGCCTGCAGCACGCTGCGGAAGCTGTAGCTGGTGTGCCTGACGTTCGGCGAGAGGTGCAGCAGCGGGTAGAGCGGGTGATCCGTTGCCTTCACGCGGCCGCGTGGCTTCTGGCGGCGCATGACGAAGAGCGGGAGCGACCCCATGCTATCGGCCAGGACGCGCACGCAGCGGTAGACCGCGCTCAGGCGCATCGACGAGGTCTGGGTCACGGGCGCGCCCGAGTCTGCCGTGCCGCCGCCGACGCCGTCCCAGAGATACTGGCCGGCGCTCTGTAGCGGGACGTCTGGGTTGTTGAGGTTGCGGTTGCCGAGCGAGAAGTCGAAGGCGCGGGCGATCATGCCCATGCGGGTCAGCCTCCCGTGGCGGCGCCGCGGCTGCCGATGAGGATTAGCACGGCGCCGAAAACGATCAATCCGAGCCCGAGATGGAAGAGGCCGGCGCCGGTGGCTGCGGAGAGCACGCCGATCGAGACGAGCACGTCGGGGACGACCTTCGCGACGCGCGCCGGCGGCGCCGCGGGCGCACCGGCGTTGTCAGAGTGATTCGATTCGTCCATCCTCGATCGCTCCTGTGCTTACCTGTGCCCGCGCCAGGGCCATCACCGCAGCGACGATACCATCGATCCTTTCCCGGCTCCGCTTCTTCGAGGGCTTCCAGTTGTCATACGCGTCCTTGTCGAGCGCTGCGTTGCTGGCGCACCAGGCGAGCACCGGCTGGCCGCCGTGCCGGACCTGGCCCCGGCGGTAGAGCGCGTCGAGCGCCTTGGTCGGCGGGCTCATGGACCCGAACCCCTGCGACATGCGCACGACGGTCAGGCCATCTTCCTCCTCGAGCTCGGTGAGGAGCTTGTGCGCGTTGTACGGGTCGGCCGCCACCTCCCGGATCGGGTACTCGCGGTTGATGTCGACGATCGCCTTGCGGATGGCACCGTGGTCGACGGCGTCGCCATGGGTGGCCGTCAGCGCGCCCTGGTCGCGCCAGGCCTCATAGGACACCCGGTCGCGCTTCGACCGCGTGACGATGCCGTCGCCCGGGCACCAGAAGCGGCAGAGCATGTCGTAGCTCGGTAGCGGGTCCCCATACTCCCACCCCGGGATCTTCGGCAGGTCGACCCCGGCGTCGATCGATTCCTCCGTCGGGTAATCCGGCGCGCCGGCTTCGACGCTCGAGTCGAAGAGCAGGACCAGCGCCGACAGGTCGGTGACCGTCGACAGGTCCAGGCCGGCGAAGCACTGGCGGCCACGGAGCGCCGGCCACATCTCCTGCCAGGAGAGCTCGCCGGCGCAGGCGTCCCAGCGCCGCTGGTCGATCCACCGCACCACTTGCGTGACCCACTGGTTGAGATGCAGCCGCCGGAAGGTGTTCTGGTAGGGCGGCGAGTCCTTGGCCTTCTGAAACTCCCGCTCGAGGTAGGTTGGCTGGATGCTCACGCCCAGGTTGGGGTTGGCGCGCCCCCAGACCCCGGGGTCGGTCCAGTCGTCCTTCTCGCCGGCGCCGTAGATGACCGGCAGGAAAGCGTCGTCGACGGCGGCGCCATCGCGGATGGCCACCGCCCGGTCGTACATCTGCCCGCAGATCGTGTTCTTGTCGTAGCCGGCCGTCGTCATGGCGATCGTCACCGGCTGCCGGCGCGCGCCGCGGCCCGTGCTCATCGTGTCCCACATGTCGCGGTCGTCCTGGACGTGCAGCTCGTCGAACAGGATCCCGTGCGGGGACAGGCCGTGCTTCGTCGGCACGTCGGCGCTCAGGACCTGGTAGACGCTGGCGCTCTCGGGCACGAACAGGCTGCGCTTGTAGACCTCGGTGCGGGCCAGCAGCTCGGGGCTGGCCTTGACCATCTCGGATGCCTGGTTGAAGACGATCCCAGCCTGGAAGCGGTCGCCGGCAACGCTGTAGATCTCTGCGCCGCCCTCGCCGTCGCAGTAGAGCAGGTACAGGGCGATGCCGGCGGCGAGCGCACTCTTCCCGTTCTTCCGTGGCAGGTAGACGAAGACCTCGCGGTAGCGGCGCAGGCCGTCGGCCCGTTGCTTCCAGCCGAACAGCGGCCGGATGATCTCGTCGCGCTGCCAGCGCTCGAGCTCGAACGGCTGCCCCCGCCACTCCCCCTTCGAGTGCCGCAGGAACCGTGGGAAGAAGTCGCAGGCCAGATCGGCGGCTTCCGTATCGAAGCAGTAGGGGCTCTGGACGCTATAGCGCTGGCTTGTCTTCGGAACCGCCCGGTTGGCGCGGCGCCGGCCGCGGCCCTGGCGCGTCGAAGAATCTCTTGGTGTCGTCGTCTCCATCTCCCTCGCCGCCATCGAAGGTCATGCGCGCCCGGGCCGCTGGTGACATTCCGAACTCGGCCGAGCAGTCCCTGATGCGCTTGGCGGCCGCGGCCCCGATCGCCACCGCCGGGTGGGGGATCTGCGTCTTGTTGCCCGCAACAATGACGCGGCCCTCCTTCCCGACGATCCGTGTCGCCCACAGGAACTCGGCCCACGCCTCGCAGAGGACGGCCAGCACACCGCGGTCGATGAGGCAGAGGATGCCGAGGCGCTCGAGCTCGGGCGCCTGCTTCTGCCAGTCGATGCGACCCTGCTGCTTCTGGAGCTTGCGCGCCAGCGTCGCGCTCGACTCGTCCTGCGGCACGAAGCGCGCGCGGCCGCTCTCGAGCAGCTCGAGCGCCTGCAGC